TGAGCCGACCCAACCCGCAATTGCGCGCCGGCATCGCAGGGCTGCTCGCATCCGGCCCCATGACCATCGCGGAAACGGCCCAGCGCCTCGGGTGCAGCTACCAAGCCGCATCCGCCTGCATCGCTGGGATGCGCAACCGCCGCGAGGTGGTGACGCTCAAGCCCAAGGACGCGAGCAAGCCGTATCGGTTTCGGCTGCGGGAGGGGCAGGCATGACCCGCTTCCAGTCCCGCGCGGACGGCGAATACGTCCAGTGCCCAAACTGCGCGCGCGCCGGCTACGGCGTCGATAGCTGGCATCCGGCTACGCCCGAGTTTTGGAGCGTGCTTCACGGCCAGTTGCAGTTCCACAAATGCCGCGCGTGCCGGTCGGAAGTGGCGGCGCGGAAGTTCGGCATGGTGCCGGAGTGGAGGGCTGCGGCATGAGCCAGCGCTACCAGCTCAACGCCAACGGTCCCGAACGCCCGCAAGTGCTGGCTAACCTGCACGCATTCGTGGATCGCCTGCCGGCCAACAAGTCTTGGCGCATCGAGATCAAGGAGGCGCGCAAGGAGCGCAGCGGCGATCAGAACGCGGCCCTTTGGGGCGTGGCCTATCCCGCGCTGAGCAATGCGACCGGTTACGACCCGGACGAGCTCCATGATGCCTTCTGCCGCAAGTTCTTCGGTGAGGTGGCGCGGACTGTCATGGGTCAGACCATGAGCCGGCCGGCGCGCACCACGACCACGAACGAGCAGGGTGATCGCGACGTTATCGACGCGGCCACGTTCGCCAGGTTCTACGACATGGTGCAGCGGATCGGCGCAGAGGCTGGTATCGACGTTCCGAGCCCCGACCCGATGCATGGGCAGCGCGATAGGTGGGCAGCATGAGCCGCATCGAAACCATCGGCAACGCCACGCTGTATTTGGGTGATTGCCGCGAAATCCTGCCGACGCTGCCCAAGGTGGATGCGGTGATTACCGACCCGCCGTATGGGATCGGCTTCGCCGCGCAACCTACGAAGTGGCAGCGCAAAGCTGGGAAGAAGCCAGAGGACTGGGACAACGCAACCAATGAGATCGTCACGAGCCTGCCGGGCCTCGCGCCGTGCGTGATATGGGGCGGCAATTACTACGATCTGCCACCAACGCGCGGTTGGCTTTCATGGTTCAAGCCTGATGCGCCACCGAGCATGGCGCACTTTGAGCTGGCGTGGATGTCGCTAGATCGCAACGCGCGACAGCTTTCGGTCTCCATCGGCGAAACCAATCCCGAGCGTGTGGGGCATCCGACGCAAAAGCCGCTCCGCCTTATGGAGTGGTGCCTGTCTTTCTTCCCCGACGCGCAGGTCATCGCGGACCCATTCATGGGCAGCGGCACCACGGGCGTTGCCTGCATGAACCTCGGGCGCTCCTTCATCGGCATCGAGCGCGAGCCCAAGTATTTCGACATCGCCTGTCGCCGCATCGAGGACGCCCAGCGCCAGGGGAGGTTGATCGCATGAAGCGCTCACCCCTCAAGCGCTACGCCGCCATCCAGCCGAGCGGCAAGCGGATGAAGTCCAGTAAGCCGACGATGACGCCGGCACGGAAGGCTGCGAAGGGTCAGCCGTGCATGGTTCGCCTGCCCGGTTGCGACGGTGGCGGCGAAACGACCGTGCTTGCCCACTACCGGCTGGCTGGCACCTGCGGGACCGGCATCAAGCCGCCCGATGTGCTGGGTGCTTGGGCCTGCCATAGCTGCCATGACCGTATCGACGGACGCATCAACACCGGCCTGCCTCGCGCAGAGCTGCGCCTTGCCCATGCGGAAGGCGTGTTCCGCACCCTGCTTGCGATGGAGGAAGCATGACCGCAGCCGCCGACGCATTCATGGGCATCTTCGGCCTGCCCCGTGCCGGGGTGGCGATTGAGCTACCCATCAAGACCGTCGCAGGCCTCAACGCCCGCGAACACTGGCGCAAGCGCGCCGCCCGGGTGAAGGGTGAGCGCCAAGCCGCCTGCATGGGCGTCAAGTCCCTGCGCAACCGGCCCGAGCTACCCGTGACCGTGCGCCTGGTGCGGCTATCGAGCGGCACGCTGGACGACGACAACCTGCAAGGCGCGTTCAAGGCCATCCGTGACGGCGTGGCCGATGCCTACGGCATCCCAGACAACGACCCGCGCATCCGGTGGGAGTATGCGCAAGAGCGGTGCAGGCGTGGCTGCTACGCGGTGCGGATTGAGGTGACCGCCTAATGCCCGCCACCCATTGCCAAGACTGCCGCCACTACCGGCCCGATCCGGGCACTCATCCGCCGGCTAACCGGCATCACTGGAGCAAACGATGGACAAGCATTGCGCAACGAAAGGCATCAGCCATAACCAACCCTGCGTATCGGCTGAGCCGCCGGACTCGCCGGTCGGTATGGCCATCGCCCGAGTCCGCGAGGAAATCATCGAGTGTCATTACCACATCGACATGCTGATCGGTGGCGTGGGCTCCGCTCTGCGGCCGCAGGGTCCGAGTGAGTTGATGCCTGATCGTATGGAGGCTGCCTCTCCGCTCGCCAACGAGATCGAGTTGATTGCCGACAACATCCGCAACATGCGGCTGAAGATCACCGACGCCCGCGAGCGTCTGACGCTCTGACCATGCAGACAGGCAGCTCCGCAAATGGCCGAGGTTCCGCAAAAGCCACCTGCGAGGGCTGCCTTCATTTCGTGCCGGATCCGATCAACCCGCCCGCAGGCATGGGCCAGTGCCAGCAAGGCCACGGCTACTGGCATCCCTGCGCTAAGCACCTGTGCCGGGATAAGGAGGAGCGCCGTGGCTGAAGCGCATGCCAAATATGCCGGGAAGAACGTCGTCTGCTTTCGCTGGCCCATCGGCGCCCGCGTCCGAATCATCGATGGCGACGACGCTATTGGGACGGTCTATTCCGTGACTGTCTCCAAGGATGGCATCGAGTACTCCGTCAGATGGTTTGGCGACTCCGGCGCTCGCTATCAGGACTGGTTTCAAGAGTCGGAGCTTGAGTCCGCATGACCTACTCCCCGCCCGAGCTAGCCACGGAGCGCGAGCAGGCCAAGCGCATACGGGCGCTGATCTACCGGGCTGGCGGCTGCGGGGTATGCCGGAACGCCGTCCACGGCTGGGGCAAGTCCGCCTGCGACACCGTAGGCCGCACCTTCCCGCGCTGCATGAGCACGCCGGGGAAACAGTTTGAACTCGACACCGAACGCCTGAAGGGGGCTACCAATGGCACGCGCGACCACACTTGAGGCACGGCTGACCGAATGGGGCCACGAGTACGGCGGCAGCAAGTACGACGACACCGGCTGGCACGGTATCTCGCCGCTAGCGTCGCTTATCAAGTACCACGGGCGTCCGCCGCAAGGGCTCAACCCGGGGCGGATCGAGACTAACGGTCCGGCTGATGAGGTCGAGCGGTCCGTTCGCGCGCTGGAAAAACAGGACCAGGGCTTCGTTTCTGCCAGTGTGCTTCGGTGCGAATACTTCGTATTCGACACGCGGGAGGTGAAGCTTCGCAAGCTTTCTAGGGTCGGAGCCCGGATGGATACGTCGCGCTACAGCCACCACCTGCGGATCGCCAAGGTGCATGTCGCGGCATGGCTCCGGTTGCCGTTCGATGAGCCCGCGAATCCCGAGGATGCCATCGCCCTTCTGGAGCTGATGACGGGTACTTGATTGCGCAATTTTTCCCACCTAATCTGGCTACCGTGACCATCGCGTCACACCCAAACCCGCCACTCCCCGGCGGGTTTTTTGTTGCCCTCAGGCAACCCGGCCGGCTGCGTTACCCCTGACGCGGACCGGCCCCTATTCATTGGTCGGTAGCTCAACCTGGCAGAGCGCCGTGCTCCAAACTCGGTGGTTGCAGGTTCAACTCCTGCCCGGCCAGCCATTTTCAATTTGCCGCGATGCCCCTAGGTGGATGGCCTGGAAGATGCCTCGTGCATGGCGTCAGGCGCGGCAAGCCCTTTGGCGACGGAGTGCGTGATGGCTCAGACCTGGCTCGGCTCCTTCGTGGAGGCCAACGCCAACGTGGCGATCGGCTTTGCGATCAACTGGACAGCGAACATCACGTTCCTGCCGTTCCTGTGGAATCCGTCAAGCCCGAAGCTGTCGGCGCTCTACATCGGCGTGGTGTTCACGCTGATTAGCTATGCGCGGCAACTGGTGCTGCGGCGGTACTTCAACCGCATTGCCTTCGGGAACCGAAAGTGAGCAGCGTCCTGCCATCCGAGGCTAAGGAGCGGGAGGAATACCCGTTGGCTGACGGCCTGCTGTACTACTTCCCGGCAGCGCTGGCCGCCGTTGCCCGCGTGAGCAAGATCGGCAACGACCAGCACAATCCGGGCGAGCCAATGCACTGGGCGCGCGGCAAGTCCACCGACCACGCGAACAAGATCCTGCGGCACCAGGTGGACGCCGGAAGGATGGACAAAGACGGCACGCGGCACTCGGCCAAGGTCGCATGGCGCGCGCTGGCACAGTTGCAGGAAGAGCTTGAGCGGGAAGAGGGCGCTCCGCTTCCTCGTAACGCACGCCTGCCGCAGCCCACAGCCCCGCTCCCCGAGCCCGCCGAAGTCCTGCGCGAGCGCCTGGAATCGGCTGACGACGACACGGCGGCTGCGTAATGCTCACTGACGAGCAGGTGATTGACGCGCTAGAGCGGCACGGCAGCATCAACAAGGCCGCGTCCGCGCTGGGCGTTGCCCGCTCGACCATGCAGAAACACGCTAGGCGTGCCGCGCTCAAGGGCTACTCGCCCAAGCACGGCATGACCAAGACCGTACCGGAAGGCTTCACGGTCAAGGGTGTTTCTACCCTGTACGACCGGGACGGCAACATCGCGGGGCAGTGGGTGAAGTCCGCTGCGGACCAAGAAGCCCGCCGCAAGCTTATGGAGGCAGTTGTCGCCTCGCTGGCCCATGAGGTCTCCGGCCTAGCAAAGCCGATCAAGGCGCTCAAGCGCACAGGTCTGGCGGATAGCCTGTCGTCCTACATGATCGGTGACGCTCATTTCGGCGCCTACGCATGGGCGGCTGAGACTGGCGGCGAGGATTTCGACACGTCGATTGCGTCCGCTGACCTGCGGGCGGCGATTGACCTGCTCGTCGCTGGCGCGCCGGACAGCGAAACCGGCTATCTGGTGGATGTTGGCGACTATCTGCACGCCGACAACCGAAGCAACATGACCCCGGCCAGCGGCAACCTGCTGGACGTGGACACCCGCTACCAGCGCGTCATCCGTGTTGCGGTAGATGCGATGCGGTACTGCATCGGGCGGATGCTGCAGAAGCACCGCAAGGTCAAGGTGTTTATCACGCCAGGGAACCACAACCCCGATTCGGCGGGCTGGATGGCGCTGGTCATTGCCGCGTACTACTCGAACGAGCCGCGTGTCGAGGTCGAGACTTCGCCGGCCAAGTTCTTCTACCAGCGGTTCGGCCGCAACCTGATCGGCATCACGCACGGCGACAAGATCAAGCTGGAAGAGCTGCCGTCCATCATGGCCCACGACCGGCCCGAGGATTGGGGGCAGACCGAACATCGGTACTGGTGGACCGGCCATATCCACCATACCAAGCACCAGGAATACCGGGGCTGCACGGTCGAGGCGTTCAACACGCTGGCTGCCGGTGATGCGTGGCACGCAGCGAGCGGGTATCGAGCCAAGCGCCAGATGCAGCGCATCGATATCGACCGCACCCATGGGATCTACAGCCGATCCATTGCGAGCGTCGGGATGATTCGGGCGAGGGCCGCATGAGCGCCGACATCGAAGCCTGGGTTGCCGATGGCGAGCTGTACCTGCCCGACGCCCCGAAGCTGTGCGCTGACCTTGGCGCGGTCTACCTGACCATCATCGACGGCACGCCCTACGCCGGGATTCCGGGGAAGGGTGAGCTGCCGCTAGCTGACCTGATCGCCGCGATGGGCAAGCCCGAAGCCGAGAAAGCCGGCAACGTAACCACACTCAAGCCGGCCCCGCGCCGCACTGACTGACGCGAGGCAAGCATGATCGACCGCAACGCCATCATCGGGGAGTTGCGTACAGCGCTCGCCAGTGTTTCGCCACCGGCCGCCGTGGTGGCTGCATCCGTGAGCGGGTGGGGCGTGCAGGAATGGATGTACGCGGCCACGATTGGCTACATCGCCATCCAAGCCAGCTATCTGCTTTGGAAATGGCGGCGCGAGGCGAGGAAGCCGTGAGCCCTAGCGAAGCCTGTATTTCGCTGGTCAAGGCCTCCGAAGGCTGCCAGCTCACCGCCTACCGCTGCCCGGCTGGCGTGTGGACGATTGGCTACGGCCACACCAAAGGCGTGCGCCAGGGCCAGACGATCACGCAGGACGAAGCCGATGCGCTGCTGCATGAGGATCTGGACGACGCCGCGGCCCAAGTGCGCGGCATGGTCACTGTCCCGCTAACGCAGGGCCAGTTCGACGCTTTGTGCGACTTCGTTTTCAACCTGGGGTCTGGCCGTCTGCGAGATTCCACGCTGCTACGGCTGCTCAACCAGGGCCGCTACCAGGAGGCGGCAGCACAGTTTCGGTTCTGGGTCCTGTCTAGCGGCAAAACGCTGCCCGGCCTAGTCACGCGTCGCGCTGCTGAGCGCGCCCTGTTCGAGGCAACCCCATGAGCATTACCGGCATAGGTGAGATCGCAACGGCTGTCGGCGGCATCGTCAACAAGTTCCTGCCCGACAAGTCGCAGGAAGAGAAAGACGCGCTGACCCGCGAGCTGGCACAGCTTCAGTTCGACCAGGCCGTGATCCAGTCGCAGACCGATACCAACAAGGCCGAGGCGAGCAACCAGAGCGTGTTCGTTGCTGGCTGGCGACCCTTTGTTGGCTGGGTGTGCGGCTGCGCCTTTGCCTGGGCCTTTGTTGTCGGTCCGCTGGTGAGCTATGCGGCCCGTCTGCTGGGCGCAACCGTCGAGCTTCCCGTGCTGGACCTGTCGCAGCTGTCGCCTGTTCTGATGGGCATGCTGGGCCTGGGCGCCATGCGGACGGTCGAGAAGGTCAACGGCATCAGGGCGGGGCACTGAGATGCGCCTGAAGCTGCTCACCGCGTGCATCCGGCTGGCGCTCGGGCGCCTCTAACCATGGAGCGCGCCTTCCTGTTCCTCGGCGGATTGTGCTGGGTGGCGCTGGTCATGGTGCTGATCATCCGGGACAAGCCAAGGGGTGAGCCGTGAGCGATTCACCCGTGACCGCCGAGCACGTCGAACACCGCACGATCAAGGATTTCGCTATCGACCCGGACCACGCCGAGCGTGCCGAGTCCGAGCAATTCCGCGAGGCCAAGCGCCGCCTCAAGCAGGACGGGCACTACCGCTGCTACATCTGCGGCTCGACGGACAAGCTCCAGGTGCACCACCGCGCCTGCGAGTACATGTTCGCCGGAGTGGTCGATTTCGGCCTGCTCAAGGAGTTTTGTGAGGAGTGGGACGTCTACGGCTACGGCAAGCTGCTCAAGGCCCAGCCGATCACCAGCCCGGATGACGTGCGCAACCAGATGGTGCTGTGCCAGCCGCACCACACGGGCGTCAACCATGAGGATGGCGGCGGCGGGACGGGCATCCATGCGATGACGTTCCCGAGCTGGATCATCCAGAAGCTGTCCCTGCCCAACGCCAACCCGATCCCGCAGTCCGGCGAGTCCTTTGCCGATGCGTTGGCCCGGATCAAGCGGTACGAGCGCAAGGCGTAAGCGCTCCAACAACCAGAGGATTCCCCTATGAGCAACCTCATCGCCCGCGCTGAGGCGGCTATCGCTGCCTGGAAGTCTGGCGCCATCACCCATTCGCTGCATGTCGAGCTGGCTGATCTGGTGCAGGCGTTCCACGCCGCGCATACCGCCGAGCCGCAGGGCGCCGCACCCGTAACCGTGTCGATTCCGCCCAAGGAAGCCGACCCCGCATAACCGACCCAGTGTCGGACATCTACCCGCCAGGGCGATGACATGGACAACAAAGAATTGACAACTGGTGGCCGTCCCAAGCCGCCATCGGCAGGCCGTGGCCGTAAGAAGGGCGAGCTAAACAAGCTGACGCGCTCGGCCAAGGAAGCGTTTCAGTTCGCCTTCGACAAGATCGGCGGGGCTGAGAACCTCGCTATCTGGGCAACCGAGAACACCACTGAGTTCTACAAGCTGTTTGCCCGCCTGATTCCGGTCGAGCAGCAGATCAGCGGCAAGGACGGCAAGGAACTCAACTTCACCCTGTTCGTACCGCCTAAGGCATGAACGAGTGGCGGCCGAGCGACAAACAGACGGAGTTCTTGGCCGCCCCTGAAGATGAGGTTTTGTACGGTGGTGCGGCCGGTGGCGGCAAGTCCGCTGCCATGCTGGTGGACGCGCTAGGGCTGCAACAGGGCGCGCCCAACATCCCGAGCTATCGGGCGCTGATCATCCGACAGACGATGCCGCAGCTACGCGAGCTGATCGACCGATCCCGCGTGCTCTATCCGAGGGTGATCCCTGGCGCTGAGTTCTTCGAGCAGCCCAAGGAGTGGCGGTTTCCATCCGGCGCCAAGGTGATCTTCGGTAGCTGCGAGCGGGACGCCGATGTCCTGCAGTACCAGGGGCAGGAATACCAGTGGATCGGCGTTGACGAGCTGGGCCAGTACCGCACGCCCTATGTGTGGAACTACCTAAGCTCGCGCCTGCGCACGTCGCACCCTGGCTTGAAGTGCTACATGCGGGCGACCTGCAATCCGGGTCCTAAGTGGATCCGCGAGCGCTGGGGTTTCTCGCCAGCCGGTGAGCCATCCCGCCAGGTGCTAGAGGTCAAGCTCGAAAGCGGCGCGGTAGTGAGCAAGACGCTGCGGTTTATCCCGGCGCGGCTTCACGACAACCCGCACCTGGGGCCTGACTACGAGGCTAACCTGCAACGCCTGCCCGAGGCTGAGCGCGCGGCGCTGATGCAGGGCCGGTGGGACGTGATCGACGTTCCCGGCGCGATCTACGGCGACCTGCTCAAGGTGGCGCGGGATGAAGGGCGTGTCTGCGGGGTGCCGTATGACGCTCACTCGCCGGTCCACACGTATTGGGACATCGGTATCAGCGACGCCACGTCGATCTGGTTCTGCCAGCGCGTGGGCCGTGAGTGGCACGTCATCGACTACTACGAGCGGCGCAATGCGTCGGCTGCGGAACATGCAGCGGTGCTCAAGGCCAAGCCCTACGTGTACGGCGACCACTGGCTGCCGCACGACGCCGAGGCCCGCGAGAAGGGCACGGGCAAGACCTACCGGGAGATCCTCGCCTCGCACGAGATTCGGGCGCGCATCACGCCGTCGATCAGCCTGGAAGAAGGCATCGCTGCGCTACGCATGATGTTCAACCAGCTTTGGTTTGACGCAAAACGCTGTGAGGAAGGCATCAACGCCCTGCAGTACTACCGCCGCGACTGGAAAGACCGCGCAGGCGAGTTCACCGCACCTGTCCACGACTGGGCATCCCACCCGGCTGACGCGCTTCGCTACTTC